AAATTGACAGTTAATGCCAAATTGGTAGAACCGTTTCATCATATCATTCTGTTTTGTATTATTGTTAAATGAGAGACAATAAAACTTACAGTTATCTATAGACGACATTTTAATGTATTATTAGATTTTAATATTTTCGTTTTTTATCACAATACTATTTTACACTATACTTATAAATGATAGAAAATTATGTTAATAAATTTATAGAAAATTTACCGGATGAATCCAAAAAACTCCAAAAAATAGATTTAGTATTAGATGGTGGAATATTTAACGGCAGTTATTTAATTGGAGCCTTATATTTTTTAAGGGAAATGGAAAGGCGTAAATATGTAACAATTGAGAGAATATCTGGATGCAGCGTAGGTTCCATAGTGGCTTTTCTATATTTAATTGATTCGCTTGATATGATGACTGAATTATACGAAATTGCTAAAAACGATTTTAAACACACATTTTGTTTAAGTATTGTTAAAAATCTCAAAACCATTTTAAAAAATAGAATACCACAAGACGTTTGTAGACGTGTAAATGGAAGATTATTTATTTGTTATAATGATATAAAAAACCAAACCAAAATCGTAAAATCGAAATATAAAAATGTAGATAATATAATAGATACTATCGTCAAATCTTGTTACATTCCATTTTTAATTGACAAACGTCCGTTATATAAAAATAAATATATCGACGGAATAAACGCGTTTATTTTTAAAAAAGAACCAAATAAAAAAGTGTTGCATATGGAGTTGTTTGGATATGACAAGTTTATGCTTGCTTTAAATATAAAAAATGAAAAGAGTAATTTTCACAGAATTTTAACAGGATTATTAGATATACATAGTTTCTATATCAAAAAAACAAATACAGCCATGTGTAGTTATGTAGAAGATTGGAGTATACTTAATAAATGTCATTATAACACAAAATTAGCAATAGAATTTATCATTATTTACATTATTTATTTAATTAAATATGTGAAAAAATATTTACCAGAAGACGTTGAGAACAATATTTTTATTAAAATAGCAGCTAAAATATCATTTGACATATTTAGCACAATCATGGATACTTATTGTTTATAAGTTTAAAATCCAATTAGTAAATATCAATAAAATGTAAATGGATTCTATTGATATTGCTGACCCGGCGTTTTCTTTAGGAATAGGTAGTGTTAATGAGATTATGAGTAATAATGTGGATATAAGTGATTATACCATGTTTATTTATATAGGTGCTACTATTTTGGTAGCCATTATTGGAATCTTCATATATAAATTTTATATGGTCAAGAAAAATGGTGAAAGCCAACCGCTTGATTGTGAAGGAGGTTTTTGCCCAATGGGTGAAACTTATATCTCTCCAGAAGAAAATCAATAAATGCCTTTTTTATTTTTACTAGTTTTAGTTTTATTTGTATATAGATTGAAAACCCCATTTTTTTTGGTTTGTCTTTTTTTTGATTTTTTAGTTTTTTTAGAAAGAGTTTCTAATGTTTTCTTACTTGATTTTAAATCATCAGGTTTATAGTTCAAAAACCATTCCTCATATAATTTTTTATCTTTGCTTTGTTTTAATTCTTTATATTTTAAGGCTTTTTCAGCTTTCATTTCTTCAATTGATTCTTGGTGTCCATAACAGGTAATGCTGAATCTTTTTAATAACCCCTTCTGTGATAATCTATTTTTTTGTTGTACATCAAATAAAAATTTTGACATACAAAGTATTCTATCAATAAATTGATTGTAGTAAGGTTTATTCGCATACAAAAACGCTAAATAAAAACTTAACATAGTATCAATTGTTGCTACTTTCACTTTTTTACCACTCATCATTAAGACATTATAACTATGGCAACCGATTGGTTTATAAATAAACAAAATGGAATCCTTACCCACTTTCACCTCGTAATGTTCAGGAATTATCTCTCCAACAGCGGGCTGTTTAATTATTTTTACATTTCGTATGCCATTATCATCTAAACGTTCTTTAATAATTTCAGCAGTTGTTTCAGGATTGTTTGATAAGACATCAAAATCGGCTATGTTTTCCAATTTTTTTCGCAAATTAGTTGGCATATATTGAGAGTAAAGGGTATTAGCAAAGCCACCAAAAAATACGACTCCTTGATTTATCAAGGTATTTTTCACTGTTTCATAAATTTTATATTCATCTGCTGTGTTTTCCATTTTACGTTGAAATTCTACATGATTACAATCGATATCTGTTATTCGATAATTTTTATTTAAAAGAGTCAAACGTTTCAATACTTTCTCCCATCGACTTATGTCACCAGCAGGTCTTGATAACTCTAAATACATTGACATTCTTAGAAAATTAGGTGGCGCATACAAAATTCCTCCTACACTAATTGCATCTTTTTTGAGTGCACTGAAAATTTCTTTAGGCAATTGTGTTATGTCAGCCACTGCCATATAGTTTACAAAAACTTTGTAAGTGCCATGATGTTGTCCTGACTTGGCTTCAACATCTATGAACCCTTTTTTATAGTAAATGTTTGCCAATTCTTTAGCATCTTCTAACGCCGTTTGAGAGAAGAAATCGTAGTCTGGAATTTCAACATTTTTGTTATAAAATCTATCTTCTTCTGGTAAGATATTGTTAATTGCTGTGCCACCATAACATATCTCTTTCTTACGTTTGATAAATTCTTCAACAATGTCTATTATTTTTTGAACTTCTTCTGAATTCGTAATACGTTTGCCCATTTTTTCTTCAGCTTTATCTACTGCCATACGCAAAATCGCAAGTTCACAATCTGCAAATGATAAATCTTTACAAATGTTTTTTTCTTTCGGCATTTCTATATTATTCAGTTAAAATAAAATTGTATAATAAGTTATAATATTCACTTTTTATTAAAGTTTAACTGTTAAAAATTGTTTTATATGCTAATAAGCTACCATAAACATTAATTAGATTACTTAGTTTTAAACTTAATTTTTCATCGTGATTTTTTTCCATTTCTTCGGTAGTAACAGAAATATCTTTTTCTGTAATTCGTAATACTATATTTAAAAATTTATAAAATAACTCTCTATTCTCTTTATATTTATCAGATGAAATATTTAATATACATTTGCTTAAAACGTAAATAATTTGTTCGTTCTTATTCATTTTGCTCATTATTTCCAAATCGCTCTTTTCTAATTCAGATTCCACATATGCTTTCATTTTTTCGTGAATTTCTTGTTCTTCATCAGTAAAGTCCCAATCAAGAAGCTCTTCTTCACAATTAGATTCTTCACTTTCTTCTTCATTTTCTTTATCTTCTTCATTTTTCTCAACGGTTCGAATCCTATTCAAACATTCAAAAATCTCAACATTAGATGGACAAACGTTTTTCCATTCCCCATTAATAAATATTCTCGCATCCCAAGGTGAATTATCCATATAATATTCATCAAAATAATTATCCCAAAATTTTACAATATCATCTACTGTTTGATGATCATCCATATCTGTCCTTTCATAAATAAATTCAGCTGCTTTCTCAACAAAAAAAGTGTCAATCAATTGTTCATCAATTGTCCCGAAATGTTGTTCTAGACATGGTGTTTTATAATCAGGATATGCCTCAGATATAACATATGGAATTTTGGTTGTCATCTTTAATATATAAATATTCAATGATATCTTTATATATTTTTATATGTTAAAACTATAATAATCAGTAGAGGTAGTTCGAGTCGCATAAGAATATTCTGGCAATTGAGGAGTTGGAGGTGCCACAGTGACCGGTTTGTATCTAAGTTCTTCTGGCTTTAAAGCAAACGCATATCCAGCTCTATCAAAAAAGAGAGCATTCTCCATAAGATAATTATCCACCATTTGAAAACGCATTGAGACCATTTGACAACCACTCGCTCTACAAACCATACCGCTTGGATTAGATGGAGAAGAGCCATTATCCGGTAACACAATAGTCATACCTCGTCTATTATATTCTGTTAACTCATTTACATCAGGATTGTTTTTAACATTATAATAATCATATGCTCTCATAAATATAGAATTACTAGTAAGATTTACGTATTCAACCAACTGTTGGTTTTCTAAAAATGCCGTATTGCTTCTATCCATAATCAAGACAACCTTGTTTTGTAGTTGTAACAAAGGAACGCTTCCTAAATTTTGTCCACTTGATTCAAAACTATAATTCATTCCCAACATAATGTCTGTATTGGATTGAAATATATTCGCTAAATTGGAATACATATTTTGATTGTTACTTTTACATCTTAAATGGATTAAAAGTGGATCTGTTGGATTTGGACATGTAGAACCGGAAAAAGCATAATTCCGAATAGTATCCATAACAGAACTAAAGTCTACAGAATTAAAAGTTTCCTTTACGTGATAACTATCTGATGTGCTAGTGGCTACAACTGGTTTGTCATTTACAGAATATATTTCAAAATCCAAACATCTAACACCTTGTTTGATAACAGCTTTCAAATTGCAAATATCTACAAAATCGTTTTTATAAGACCCTCCTGAACAAGAATTATAAGCAGTTTTGACATAATAATCATAAAGGTTACCACTGCAGTCAGGGTCTGAACTAGTAATTGGTCTTATATTGCCATCAACACTTGGATACAAATCATTCATGTAATTACACTCTGCGTTTTGTAATCTAGAGAGATAAATCATATATCCAATAAAGATTATTAAAATGATAAGCGTAAAGCCTAGTATCATATATGACTGAAAATCTTCATCTAAACTTTGTATCTGTGATAAAAAATCAGCATTTGTTGTTGACATTACTAATATATTCTATTATTATATTATAAAACAACTTAAATAAAATAATATAATTAATAATTAAAATGCAACAAGAAGACTGCATAAGAGTAATAAATGGACATGAAATTTTTTGCAATGATATGTTTAAAACTACAAGAAGAAATATTACTTGTACATCCAAACAATTTGAAGAAATTGTATCTAAATCAAATACTACTGACAAGCTTGAAATACATAATCTATTTTGCGATAATTGCGACAATTTAACAGATATAGAAATTGTTTCAGTATTAGGATATTATTAATTTTTGTTTATAATGTTTTAACGTTTTCTTATTTATATTATGATGAAATTTACATATTTTCAAATTCATAAACAGCTTTCATCATTTCAACTAATTCTTTTATATGCATTTTTAATTCATTAATTTCATTTTTCATTTCTTTTACATCATTTTGCAATTCTAAATAATCTGTTTTATTATTTTGAATTGTTACATTATTTCTATAAGTTGTTTTTGTATCCTGGTTTGATTTTTCTATTAAGTCTTGTTTATAATTATCTTTGTTAATTTGAACAGCTTGTTTATAAAAATTGCTTTTTTTATATAGGTCATATCCTCTAGCAAGTTGTCTATGTGTTATATGCTTATGCATTTTTAATCTAGATAAAATTCCACCAGGTGCTCTACAATGTATTTTAGATATTTCCATAATATCAAGCATATCTTCATTATATAATTTATTTAATTGCTTTTCCTCTGATTCAGTCCAGGGTTCACCAGCATTTTTAAATGTAGCTAATTCTTCCATTATGTTTTTATATCCTACAATTATTTTTAACTAATTTTATATAAATAATTTAGGCATAATTACTACTTTAAAATAAAAGTAAGGAGTAATCACTTAAAGATATTTTATTTAATTATAATAGAATATGCCGAAAATCTGTGATTTTGAAACGTGTCGTAAATACGCTAATTATGGTGAATATTATTGTAAGCCATTAAGATGTAAAGAACATAAAGGTGATTTTAAGTTAGTAAGTCGGTTATGTCAAGAAGTGAATTGTAATATATTTTCTTCTTATAATTATGAAGGGGAAACTAAAGGATTGTATTGTTCAGAACATAAAAAAGAAAAAATGATTTATGTTTTACATAAAAAATGTGCTCATGAAGATTGCAAAACATCTCCTAACTACAACTTTAGTCAAGAAAACGTTGCTTTATATTGTTCAACACATAAAAAAAATGGGATGATTAATGTAAATTCAAAAATGTGCAAACAAGAAGGATGTAAATTGCGTTCAAATTGTAACTTTGAAGGAGAAACTTTAGCATTATATTGTTCAAAACATAAAAAAGAAGGTATGGTTAATATTACAACTAAAAAATGCATTCAAGAAGGTTGTAAAACATGTCCTAATTATAACTTTGAGAACGCAATATCCGCGTTATATTGCTTAACACATAAAAAAGAAGGTATGGTTAATATCAAAAGTAAAAAATGTATTCAACAAGGATGTAAAACATGTCCTAATTATAACTTTGAAGGAGAAACTGTAGCATTATATTGCTCAGAACACAAAAAAGACGGAATGATTGATATTAACTCTAAAATATGCATTCAAGAAGGTTGCAAAATATCTCCTGTTTATAATTTTGAGGGTGAAAAACAGCTATTATATTGTTATAAACATAAAAAAGATGGCATGATTAATGTCAAAACCAAAAATTGTGTTCAAGAGGATTGTAAAATATTACCAACTTACAACTTTGAAGGAGAAACTGTAGCATTATATTGTTCAAAACATAAAAAAGAAGGTATGATTGATATAAAACATAAAAAATGTAAGGCTGGATTATGTCTAGGATCAATTGCAAATCCAAAGTATAAAAACTATTGTTCTTCTTGTTATCAACATTTATTTCCAAACGATCCTTTAACTTTACAAATGCGTTCCAAATCAAAAGAGATAGCTGTTCGAGATTATATTAATTTAAATTTTGAAGGATTCACTCATGACAAACCTTTATGGACAGGAAACTGTGAGTGTATTCATAGACGTAGAATTGACTTTAGAAAATTAATAGGCAATACTTTATTATGTATTGAAGTTGATGAAAACCAACATAAAGGTTATGATGAAAAACAAGAAGAAATACGTTATGATGATTTGTATATGTTACATGGTGGAAAATTTATTTTTATTCGTTTTAATCCAGACAAATTTAAGGATAAAAATAATAAATCTGTAAATCCTATGCTATATACTCGTTTGCCAATATTAAAAGAAGAAATTGAAAAGCGAATAAAAAGAATTGAAAATGAAGAAAATACAGAATTGTTAGAAATAATAAAATTATATTATGATGAAATTAATAATTAAAAATAATAAGCATATAGTATAATTATGGCGGGCGGATTAATGCAACTTGTATCTCAAGGTAATGCGAATTTAATATTAAATGGAAATCCAAGCAAAACTTTTTGGAAAGCTACATATAAACGTTACACTAATTATGGTAAGCAAAATTTTCGACTAGACCACGAGGGTACACCACAATTGAGTTTAACAGCTGAATCAACTTTTACGTTTAAAATAAAACGCTTCGGAGATTTGCTTATGGACTGCTATATATGTATAACATTGCCAAATATATGGTCACCCATAATGCCACCTCAAGCATACCAACAAAGCGACGGAACAACTGCTTATTCAGACTGGGGACCATATGAATTTCAATGGATTAAAAATTTGGGCGCTCAAATTATTCAAAAGGTTACCATCAATTGCGGGAATCAACAATTACAACAATATTCAGGACAATATATCTTAGCATCAGCTCAGAGAGATTTTAGTGGTCAAAAATTAGCACTTTTTAATGAGATGATTGGGAATGTTCCTGAGCTGAATGATCCAGCAAATGTAGAGCCTCGCGTCAACGCATATCCCAACGCATATTACACAACAAGTGCTGCCGGTGCTGAGCCTTCTATATCAGGAAGAACATTATGGATTCCTTTAGGAGCTTGGTTTAATTTATCAACATATCAAGCATTTCCATTAGTTGCATTACAATATAATGAGCTAACTATAAGTGTAACATTTAGACCTATAAATGAATGGTTTACAATTCGTGATGTTATGGACTATACAAACAATTTTCCGGTTGTTGCTCCCAATTTTAATCAATATTATATGCAATTCTATCGATTTCTACAAACACCGCCAGACGAAGAATTAGGACCTACATCGTATGTAGATACAAGAACCAATTGGTTTGCGGATATCAACTTAAATTGCACTTATTGTTTTCTCTCAAATGAGGAGGCCGAATTATTTGCAAAAAATGAACAAAAATATTTGATTAAGCAAGTTTATGAAAAACCATTTTATAATATTACTGGTCAAAACCGAATTGACTTAGATTCGTTAGGCATGGTAATCAGTTGGATGTTTTATTTTCAACGAAGCGATGTAAACTTAAGAAACCAATGGTCGAATTATACAAATTGGCCATATGATTACATGCCACAGGATATAACACCAGCACCAACTGCTGGCGATGTTTCAAATCCAAATCCAGCTGGACCCCCTGTTTTAGGTCCTGGATT